AATAAGGGTTAAATTGATTGTTTTGATGTTTTAAATATAGCACAGTTTTTGGAGATTGCATAATCTAAAAATATGGCAAATCTAGGAATTATATTTACCTATCAATCCACTGGCACAAAGAAGGACTTAAAGAAGCATATCATTAAAAAAATAACAGAAGAGTTCGGAACCTTAGAAAACTTTCTTAATAAATCCATTTGCGAAACAGAATTCGTAACTGGATATAGACTAAAATAGTATGAACAAAGAAGAACAAGCCAAACAACTTTTCAAGTTTATTCTAGGAGCTATGTTGGATGATAAGTATAAGGACCTTACTGAAAAAGAAGTTCTAAGAGTAGCCGAAGCTGCTATTGAAGGATTTAATAATTTAATGAGTTAAAAAATATGAAACTACTTACCCAAACATTAATTGATAGATTTGCAGTTGTTGGAAGCCAAGCATGCGTTGAAGACCCTATTGTCATTGCTAAATTCTTTAACCCAGCAGGAGCTGGAACTTGGTTTGCAACCGAATATCTTCCAGAAGAAAGATGCTTCTTTGGATATGTATCAATCTTTGGAGACCACAATGATGAATGGGGATTCTTCTCACTAGAAGAGTTGGAGCAATTTAAAGGTAGATTTGGTTTAGGCATAGAAAGGGACAGATTCTGTGGAGAGAAGAGACTTAGTCAATTTAATATACCAAGTTTAAAATAGATAAAAATAGTATCCAGTAGCGGTTGTAGGAGTTGGTTTTGTTACGATTTCTTTCTCCTACTTCCACTACTGGATACTATATAAATGAAAAAATATGGAGAAGATGCATAATGTCCAAAGTATAATTAGAAAATTTCTTATAGAATATTATAAGCATGGCTCTTATGATAATGAAAATAATCACATAGGCTCTATTGGCTTGGAGGATATGGCAACCAAGAGGTCTGTTGAAATTGGTAAATTGATTTGTGATTACTGTGAAGGCACAAGGATTGATATATTTAATAGAGAAAAAGAATGTCCTTTTTGTTTAGAAAAGAAAAGTAAAATAGAAGAAGAAATAAAAGAAATTAAAAAGGCACAAAATGAGAAAACAATGCTCTACCTTTGGGAGAAAGTGCAAGACGATTACAAAGGTTGCACTATTGAGTATTTTCTAAAAGACCAAGCAAAAATAATATGGCCCGAGTCAAAACGAATGGTCAAGAAGTCTCCAACGCTGTCAAAGAAAGTTAAGGCACTTGTTGCAGAGCTTGACAGTGATTTTAATGACGGTGTTTTCAAACCTTTGTCTTCAGACTCTGACACCTTAGACGGACTAAACATTCATTGTGCATTGATGGATGAGTTTCACCAATGGAAAAACGGCAGACCATTGTATGACATTCTTGCGGATGGTATTTCTGCGAGAGAACAGCCGCTCATCTTTATGACCTCAACGGCCGGGATAATCCGAGAGGATATTTACGACCAGGAGTATGACGATGCAACAACGCTAATAGACAGCTATGACAATCCCGACATCGTTACCGACGAGCGAACAATTTGGTTTATTTACGAACTTGACAGTCGTAACGAGTGGCAAGAAGAAAAGAACTGGTACAAAGCAAATCCGGGATTAGGAACAATAAAACGATACAGCTATCTTAAAGAAAAAGTTGAAAAGGCAAAAGTGAATCCGAGACTTGTTAAAAATCTTTTATGCAAAGAATTTAATATCCGTGAAACATCAGGTGAAGCTTGGTTGACGTTTGAACAGATTAACAATGAAGAAACATTTGACATAACTGCATTAAGGCCAAAGTACGGAATAGGCGGCGCAGACTTATCATCTACAACGGACTTGACGGCGGCAAAGATAATATTTAAGTTCCCTGACCACAACAAAATATACGTGCATCAAATGTACTGGATGCCTGAAGACAATCTTGAAAAACGAATTGAAGAGGATAAAATTCCTTATGACCAATGGGTTGACCGTGGTTTGCTGAGATTATGCAAAGGAAATAAAATCAATTACAAGGACGTAACCGCATGGTTTATTGAGATGCAAGAAAAACACGATGTTTACTTGATATACTGTGGTTATGACTCATGGAGCGCCAAGTATTGGGTTGACGATATGTCAGACTATTTTGGAGACAGTGTAATGCTACCGGTTATACAAGGCAAAAAAACTTTATCGGCGCCAATGAAGTTACTGGGTAAGGAACTTGAAAGCGGCAACATCATTTACAACAATAATCCGATTGACAAATGGTGCTTATGCAATACAGCAACTGATGAGGACGTCAACGGCAATATACAACCGCACAAGACAAGTAACTCACGAAGAAGAATAGACGGCACAGCGGCTTTGCTAGATGCCTATACGGTATTTTGCGATAAGCAAGATGAATATTTGAGTCTTATGTGAGAGGAATGATATTTATGAGGACAATCCGAGCAGTTAAATTTTGCGGAAAGGAGTTGATCCCAAATATCTCATAGCTGCATATGTGATGCAGCGAGCAGTGAAAGGCGGTGAGGGAAATAGGAATATTCAAAAAGAAAAATTATGCGCCGAGCAATACAAGCTTCAAAATGGTAACGGAGCGAGGAAACGGTTTTTATGCGTGGGATGGAAAGAATTATAACTCTGATGTAGTCAGGGCGTGTATAAGGCCAAAAACAAAAGCACTTGGAAAGATGAGTGTTAAACATTTAAGAACAGGAATTGACAAAGACGGAAAGCCGAAAGCACAAATAAATCCCGAGGCTTACATGGCGTTTCTTTTGTCAGACCCAAATCCTTATATGACAGGGCAAAAGCTCATTGAAAAAATGGCGACGCAGCTTGCACTGAATAATAATGCATTTGCTTTAATCGCGAGAGATACAAACGGTTTTCCGATTGAGTTATACCCGATAAACTGCGTTAACTGCGAAGCGGTTTACAGTGATTCCGGTAACTTGTCATTAAAGTTTCTGATGCCAAACGGTAAAACATTTCAGTTTTTGTATGACGATATTATCCATATCAAAAACGATTATAACAGCAATGATGTATTTGGAGATAGTGCAGCGTGTTGTTTGTCTCCACTCATGGATATTGTAACAACAACAGATCAGGGCATTGTTAAGGCAATCAAAAATTCAAGTGTCGTTAAATGGCTATTAAAATTCAATTCGTCAATGCGTAGCGAGGATATTAAAACAAAATCCAAAGAATTTGCAGATAGTTTTTTGGACGTCTCAGCCGGAACAGGTGTTGCGGCTGTAGATGCTAAAGCAGACGCGCAGCAAGTCGACAATAAAGACTATGTGCCTAATAGTTCACAGATGGAAAAGACCACACAACGCATATATTCGTTCTTTAACGTCAATGACAAGATTGTACAGTCAAAGTACACGGAGGATGAATGGAATGCTTACTATGAAGCACAGATTGAACCTGATGCAATAGCGTTTCAAGAAGAGTTTACAAGAAAACTGTTTACACGGCACGAGAGAGCGTTCGGGAACAGAATTGTTTTTGAAGCAACAAGCCTGACAACAGCAAGCATGAGCACAAAGCTTGGCTTAGTACAGTTTGTCGACAGAGGAATAATGGCACCAAACGAAGTCAGAGCAATATGCAACCTGCCTCCAAGAGACGGTGGCGACGAATACATGTTAAGAAAAGACACAGGAATTGTCGGCGGGAAAGGGGGTGAAAATTAATGCCAGATATAAATATTAAAGGCCCGATAATTTCCTCTGACGAAGCTTGGATATATGACTGGTTCGGGATTGAAAACGTAAATCCCAAGGTGGTACACGATGCAATAGCAAAAGCAAACGGAGAAAAGTTAGACGTGTATGTAAACAGTGGCGGTGGTGATATATTCGCAGCATCAGAGATATATGAATCGTTGCGAAGTTACAAGGGTGATGTGATGATACATGTTGTTGGTTTAGCCGCATCAGCCGCAAGCGTTGTAACGTGTGCGAGGGAATCTGAGATAGCCCCGACAGCAATGGTGATGGTACATAACGTATCATGCACGGCACAGGGCGATTACCACGACATGAAGCATCAGGCAGAAGTATTGCAGAAAGCAAACAAGACTATTGCAAATGCTTACATAGCAAAAACAGGAATGACAGAGGCTGAAGCGTTGGCAATGATGGATAAAGAAACGTGGCTAACAGCACAGGACGCAGTTGACAAGAAATTGTGTAACTGTATATCCAAACCGCAGCAGAACAGCACAACAACAGTACAGCTTGCAGCATCATATAACTCTGGATTGCTACCACGAAACGTCATTGAAAAAATGATGAACGATCGAGTTAATGATGGGCTGAAAGCAAAAACACAAGCCAAATTAAATTTATTAAAACTTGGAGGAAAGACAATATGAACAGAAAACAGTATGAGGCAAAAAGAATGTTGCTCATGAATGAAGCACAGCAGCTTCTTGACAACGGAGATATTGAAAATGCAGACACAAAGATGGCAGAAGTAAAGGAACTTGATGAGAAGTTTGAGGCGATCGCAAAAGCACAGGCAAACCTTAACGCAATCAATGGTGTGGTAGTAGCGGCAAACTCCATGACGGCACAGATGGCAAGCGGCACACAGATGACAACAGAACAGACATATGCAGGCAAAACAGACATGTACAACTCTGAGGAATACCGCAAGGCATTCATGGCAAAAGTAATTTCAGGCACAGCAATTCCGGCAAAGTTCCTTAACACCGACGCTCAGACCGTAACATCAGAGGTTACAAGCGTTATTCCGTCCGTGTTAATCCAGAAGATTTACAGCAAGCTTGAAAACGTCGGTAAGTTTTTTGCTATGGCTACAAAAACAAACATTAAGGGTGGCGTAACCATTCCTACTTCAAGTGTTGACTTGACTGCATCATGGGTTGCTGAGAGAGGCACATCCAATACACAGGAAGCACCAACAGGATCAATTACATTTGCTTACAGAAAGCTTATTTGCAAAGTTGCAGTGTCATTTGAGGCATCTATTGTAACTCTCGAAATGTTTGAAGCAGACTTTGTTGACAAGGTTTCTAAGGCTATGGTTAAAGCGGTTGAACAGTCAATGTTTACTGGCAACGGTTCTGACGGAAATCAGATGGTTGGTTTCTTAACTGAGACTCCAGTTTCAGGACAGAAAATTGAAATTGCAGAGGGCAGCAGCTTTACATATGAAACTTTAGTAGCTGCGGAGGCGGCAATTCCTGAGGAATACGAAGCAGGCGGAATCTGGGTAATGCCTAAAAAGACATTTTATAATCAGATTATCGCACTTAAAGACACCACAGGGCAGCCGATCGCAAGAGTTTCCGTAGGTATTGATGGCAAACCTGAACACGTTATACTTGGACGCAGAGTTGAATTCTCACCTTATATGTCAGCATTTGCAACATCAGTTTCAGCCGATACAGTAGTAGCTGCTATCTTTGATTTTTCAAGATACGCAATCAATACAAACTACGAAATGACAATCAAAAAGTACACAGATGAGGCAACAGACGACCAGATTACAAAAGCGATCATGCTTGTTGATGGTAAGACAATCGACAAGAACGGCCTTGTTACTGTGATAGTAAAAAACTCATAAACGCAGTGACTCCGACCACAGCTACCTTTGATCTGAATACTTCGGGTGAAAATTATAAGGATTTAGCTATCACTGCGACAAGTGGCACAGGCGGAACAGTATCAAAACTTTACTTAGGTGATACGGAAGTACCTAAAAGCAGTGGAACAAACTGGTCACTAAGTAACGGCGTAATCACAATCGAAAAAGAATATCTCTCAACGCTGACAGCAGGCGAAAAGGCATTTACAGTTACATTTACTAAGGATAACAGTTGCACATTGACAATCACAATTGAGGACACAACAGCGGGGTGATTTAATTGCTTGAAAAAGTAAAAATGGCACTACGCATAAAAACAGATGCATTTGACGTCGATGAACTCGCTCCCTTAATTGAGGCCTGTAAAGCAGACCTCAAAAGGGTAGGAGTTTTAAACGTTGATGATAAGGAGACATCTGGAGATGCGCTTTTAACGCAAGCAGTAATTTTATACTGCAAATCTTATTTCGGAAAGTCTGAAACGGCAGAACGAAATAGAACGTGCTATGAAATGATACGTGACGGTATGGCATTAATGACAGACGGAACGTCAGATACCACTGATTTATATGTAACGTGGGATGGGGCTGTAAAGGACGGTGATGCAGTTGGATGATATAGCTTATTTAATATCTGCGATATCGAACGGCCGAGACGAAATCGGGCAATTGCTTCCAGTTACTTTAACCAGGAACGAAACGTATTGTACAAAGAAAAGCATATCGCAAAACGAGTTTTACAAAGCCGCTCAAAGCGACCTTAAACCTCAATTCGTTCTTGAAATATCAGCATTCGACTATAACAGCGAAGATCTAGTTGAATACAACGGCACGATGTATCAGATATACCGAACGTATGAAAGACCGGACGAAATCATCGAACTGTATTGCGAAATGAGGTCCGGCAATGGATGATTTATCGGCACAGCTTGCTGATATGATGCGAGAATATACAAGTGAAGTCGAAGTTGCAGTAAGCAACGCAATAGAAGAAGCCGGAAAAGAATTGCTCAAAGACGTAAAAGAAAAATCCCCGAAAAGTCAAGATGGTGGAGACTATCAAAAGGGATGGCGTTTAAAAATAGAGCAAAGCGGATCAAAGAAAACTGCAATTGTATATAACAAAACAAGATATCATTTAACGCATCTGCTCGAACACGGTCACGCCAAACGAAACGGCGGACGCGTTAACGCAATTCCACACATTAAACCGGCTGAAGAAAAAGCCGAAACAGAATTAATGAGAAGAATAGAGGAGGCGATTGGCGGATGACATTGCAAGAAACATATGCAAGATTACAAACACTTGGTATTCCGGTAGCATATAGAGCGTTTAAATCTGCCCAAGAGCCTCCGTTTCTTGTTTACTATCTTGACAACAGTCGAAAACATGGTGCAGACAGTCTAAACTTGATAAGTGATGATAACATCATAATCGAATTGTACACAGACTCAAAAAATATTGCACTGGAAAAGCAAATAGAAAGCTTATTTTCTGATGTTGAGTTAAGCAAAATAGAATCATGGATAGAAGACGAAAACCTCTTAATGATAGCATACGAATTTACGACAATTAACAAGGAGTGAAAATATGGCACATACAAACACAAACGATAAACAGAAAATCCGCATCGGGTCAGGTAAAGTTTATATTACAGAGTTTACCGGCACAATCCCGGAAGACGCTGACTTTGAAACAGATGCAAATAAACTAGGTGACGTAAGCGGCGGAGCAACTTGTGAGTACAAGCCGAGTTTTTATACTGCAAAGCCTGACGACGGACTTTTATCAAAAACAGTAATGACCGACGAAGAAGCGACATTAAAGCTTGGAGTCTGTACATGGAATCTTGCGACACTGAACAGATTGTCCAGTACAGGCAGAATCACAGAAGCAGGCGGTATCAGAACACTGAAAATTGGAGGCAAGAACAACGATAACGGCAAGAAGTACGCAGTCAGGTTTGTTCATACTGATAAGGCTGACGGTGACGCAAGAGTTACCGTTGTAGGTAGCAATACCGCAGGATTTTCACTGGCTTTTGCAAAAGATAAAGAGACTGTCATTAACCCTGAATTTAAGGCTGAGGCAATGGACGGAGAAGGGACACTTGTTATATTCTCTGAGGAAATACTCGGACTTGGAATTTTATCTCTTACTCTCGCTAAGGCCACAACCGGCAAAACAAAGGTAAGTGCAATATCACCTGCAATAACTGGCGGTAACACATATGCATACAAGATAGGGGCGACAGCCGTTGACGTAGCATACGATGCGGCATGTACGACAGGATGGGCCGCACTTGTGGTAAACACTACAGAAATAGCAGCAACAGCAGGACAGATTATAACAGTTGTTGAGATTGATGCAAGTAGCAAGGCTAAGAGTGTAGGAACAGCAACAGTAATAGACCACATCGGATAAATAACAGCACCGCCTAGCGCGGTGCACTTTATGGAGGTAAATAATATGGCTATACATATAATAGGCAACAACATACAAGTGGATTATAACGGTGATATACTCACTGTACAGCCACCTAAAATGAGGACACTAAACAACTTGACACATATGTCAACAGACGAGAGCAAAGCACTTGAAACGCTTGCAGACGGTTTATCCGCACTGCTTAGCAACAATACAGACGGACAGAAAATAAGCCCTGAACAGGTGCTTGATGATCTTGACATAGTTGAGGCATCAGAATTGTTTCAGGATTTGATGGACTGGATTGCGAATATTAAAAAAAAATAAGTATTCCGTTTTATCCGCCAGATGAAGAAAAAAAGACTTACTACACATCTGAGACAATTGAACTAAAGACAATCTTTGATTACTCCGGGTTAAAGTTTTCAGAGATAGAAGAACTAGACGTTGTAACATATCTAACTTATCTCAGAGATGCATTTATATTTAATTGCAATCAAAGTGAAAAAGGTAGAGAATATCTAGAAAATGCTTGGTACTTGGAACAAACAGATTGTGACAGAGACGGAATGCGTGAGCATTTTGGGAGGTGAGGGCAACGGCAAATAACATAAGAGGAATTACAGTTGAGATAAACGGTGAAACGCAAGGGCTACAGAACGCGTTAAGAGACGTAAACAGACAATCCACAGCACTACAAGGTGAACTCAGAGAGGTTGGCAGAGCATTAAGGCTTGACCCGACAAACACAGAACTTCTTGCTCAACAGAATCAGCTGTTAGCCGAACAAGTGGCAAATGCAAGAGAAAAGCTCCAGAGACTTCAACAAACACAGGAACAAGTGGAACAGCAATTTGCACATGGAGATATTGGTGGGGAACAATACCGAGCTTTTCAGCGCGAACTCGTTGTTACACAGAGAAATCTTGAAGATCTTGAAGGCCAATTACACGACAGCAATGATGCAATGTTTGATGCAGGTCAGAACGCACAAGATGCAGCAAGAAATACCGAAGACCTAGGAAACGCAGCTTCCGAAAGTGGGGAAGGGTTCAGTGTTGCGAAAGCTGCAGTCGGAGAGTTTGTGGGTGATGCATTAACAAGCCTTGTTGGTATGGCGAAAGATGCAGCCGGGAATCTACTTGGACTTGCAGACAGCACAAGAGAATACAGAGACCAGATGTCTAAACTCGACAGTGCGGCGCAGGACTCCGGATATACAACAGAGTACGCAAAAGACAAATACAAAGAAATGTATGGTATATTAGCAGACGAAACAGCGGCAAATACCACAGTATCAAATTTCATGGCAATGGGCGCAAGTCAGGAAACAATGAACAGTTTAATTGAGTCGTCAATCGGTATATGGGGGAAATACGGAGACAGTATTCCGCTCGATGGGCTTGCAGAGTCAATAAACGAAACCGCAAAAGTCGGAAAGATTACAGGTAACCTTGCGGATGCTCTTAACTGGGCAGGAATAAACGAAGATGAATTTAACAGTCAATTAGGAACATGTACGTCAGAGCAGGAGCGGCAAGACAAGATAGCACAAACCTTATCTGATACTTACGGATCACTTGCAGACGAATACGAGAAAGCAAATAAAGTAACTGCTGATTATAATAAATCTCAGGCCGAATTAAAAGACGTAATGTCACAAGTCGGAACAGCCGCAACACCAGTACTGACCGCATTTTCTCAAATTGGCACCAACATTTTGAACGACTTAATGCCAAATGTAAATGAATTAAGCAGCTCATTCACCGACCTTTTATCCGGAGTTGACGGAGCAGGCGAAAGAATGGGAGCGGCTTTATCTGAAATAATTACATCTTTGGTTGATAAAATAGTTGATGCAATACCTAAGGTTGCAGAAATTGGAGTATCAATTGTAACAAATTTAATAAACGGAATAACATCCGCATTACCACAAATTGCAGATGCAGCAATGGGGTTATTTTCTGCGATTTCTGATGCAATGCCCAAACTATCAAAATCATTGTCCGAATTATTACCGGCCCTAATAAACACGATGGTTACAACTTTGTATCAAGGCATAACGTATTTGTTACCGGCAGCAATAGATTTGTTGGGCTCAATGTTGGATGCAATACCGGTTATAGCCACCGAACTGGCTGAAAGATTACCGGATTTAATCGAGGGTTTGGCTCAAACACTACTGGATGCAATACCTCAGCTTTTTAATGTTGCAGTTCAGTTTTTATCTGCAATGGTTGATGCTCTGCCGACTGTAATTGAAAAAATAATTGAAGCTTTACCGTCGGTAATTACAGAAATTCAAGACTTTCTGATTAAATCATTACCAACAATGCTGAATGCCGCAACAAAATTATTTGAGCAAATAGTCAAGGCAATACCACAGATAATAGAAATGTTATCCAACAGTTTACCTGATATAATTAATCTGATCGTTGAAACAATTACAAAGGCATTGCCGGTAATATTACAGTCAGCAATCACATTATTGAATGCAATCATCAAAGCAATACCAGTTATAATAATATCCCTTACGGAAAAATTACCTGGTATAATTGATGCCATAGTCAAAGCGTTGGTCACTGCATTGCCGGTAATATTACAGTCAGCAATCACATTATTGAATGCAATCATCAAAGCAATACCAGTCATGATAATATCCCTTACAGAGAAACTCCCTGAAATAATTAATACAATAGTAAAATCATTGGTAGAAGCTTTACCAGTGTTGTTAGATGCTGCAATTGCTCTTTTAATGGAAATAGTCAAAGCAATACCTGAAGTAATACCGCCGCTTATTGAAATGTTGCCGGTAATAATCCAAACTATCATTGATGTATTAATGAGCAATGTTCCACTACTTCTTGATTGTGCAAAAAAACTGTTTTTCGCAATAATAGATGCAATTCCTACAATTGTATCAGAACTTGCGTTAGCGGTTCCGAGTATAGTTACAGCTATTATGGATGCGTTGCAGCAATTGTTCCCGAAGCTTAGTGAGTTCGCAACAAAAATCCTTGAAGATATAAAAGGTGCTCTCAACGGAATTATCAGTTTTGTCAAAGACGTGTTTCACGGCGACTGGTCAGCCGCTTGGGAAGATATCAAAGGAATATTCAAGTCAATTTGGGACTCCTTTGAGGATATCGCAAAGAAGCCAATCAACGCCGTGATAGGCTTGATAAACGGCTTGATAGACGGTATTAATATGATGATTGACGGATTAAACAGTATACAGATATCCGTTCCTGACTGGGTGCCGAAAGTTGGCGGTAACTCTGTAGGATTCAAGCTGTCTTACGTCAATGATGTCCCTTATCTTGCAAAAGGCGGTATATTGTCGCAAGGCTCGGCGGTAGTCGGTGAAGCGGGAGCAGAATTGCTGACAATGTATAACGGCAGAGCCATTGTACAGCCGTTAGGCAATGACAGATTAAATCCGGTGGCAGGCGGAACGTATAACATAACAAACATTGTAAAGGTCGAGAAGATCAGCAACGATTTTGATATCACACGCATAAACGAAAAACTTGCATTTGAACAGAAACGACAGCTTGCAGGAATAGGAGGATAACATGAGCACAATTACATACAGCGGCGTATCAAGTGATACTCTGGGCATTATGGTTAATCAGATAATCGTGCCTCCATCCTCTGTTGAAGAATATGAGATGATAAAGATACCGGGCAGGCCCGAACCGCTCAGGAGCGACTTAAAAACAAGACAGCCGATTATGATAACTGCCGAGGCAACAATCGTCGAGGATAACATGTTACGTCAGATTTACAGCACATTTCAGGGCGTGGGGCAGCTGATTATATCGACTGAACCCGACAAGTATTACAACGCCTCAGCACAAGTAATTACACCTGATAACATAGTCAGATACATGAATAAAATTACATTAGGGTTTGAGTGCATGCCGTTTGCATATGCGGTCAGTAACGATCCAGTTGAACTTGAAATATCGGGTTCGGCTGCAACAATTGATGTAGGTGGCGGTTACTATTGTCAGCCAATTTATCAGATCACAGGCAGCGGAGATATTACACTGTCAGTAAACAGCACAAGTCTGCTCACGCTGTACAATGTTGACGGATATGTCACTGTAGACACTGCATTAATGATGTGTCACAAAAATGGTTTGCACGTAAAAAGCCGCGGTAAATTACCGTTTATGTCTCCAGGAACAAATATGCTGTCATGGAGCAGCAATGTAACGGCGGTAGAAGTCACAAAGAATGAGAGGTGGGTATAATGCCTATATCGGGTACAGGAACGTCATCAGATCCGTTTATGGTACATACAGCGTTGGAATTAAGAGAGGCGCTTACACTGCTTGACGGTTCATATGTAAAACTAGCAAATAACATTGACTGCAACGATGATTGCAGAAGATGGAATACTCTTGATGTTAAGGCATCATATTTGCTGATGGACAATCACGATTTATTAAATATTTACGCAACCGATGGAGCTATTGTGTTTAACAAAGCAAGCGGACTGTTTAAAATACAGAACGGAAGGATATTAAATCTGACATTGCTTGATAGTGTTTTTAACGTGTCAAACGTAAACGCTGAGGGAGTTGACGTAGGAAAATACAATAATGTTTTTTATGACGTTGCTATAAAAACGACAATAACAGGATGTGGAAGTCAAAGCTATATTTTTAATAGGGGCACATATTTTGATTATACACATCTGGAAATAAACTCAACGTTGCCTAATAGCTCTCATCATTTGTTTTACAACAGTTCAGTTTCAAATCAAGGCGCATTGTTTAATGACTCATGGCTTGAAGCAAAAACAAACAATGCAGATGCAGCAGGGCAATACCCTTTTGGCATTTGCGGAAACTACAGAAATACACTTGTAGAAGCTCAAACAGCCATTGAATGCGCATCTGGAAGTTATGCACTTGGCGCAAATTCAAGTGCAACAAGTTCTATATTTGAACTAAAAGGAAATCCAAATCATCAATTTAGTAATCTTTCACCAACCTCTTCCGGCATAAATCCATTTAACGCCGGCGAAATGACTATAACAAGCCCGAGAACATCAGAAATACCGTGCTCGACTGCACAGATGAGAAACTCCGCACACCTTAACAGCATAGGATTTCCAAACACAAGGGTGGTGTAGTGGATGGCTACATGGTACTGCAATGACGTAGGTTTGCCGTATATTGATGGATGGGAAAGCACAGATTACGCAGGAGCAGAACCGTATTTGTTGTGGCAGTGCAAAGACGATGCATTACCATACAAGCAGGGATGGAAAGAGATACCCGAAGTAGTTGAACCTTATCCTGCGTTGCTGTGGTTGTGTAACGATGTAAATTTACCGTGGAAATCAATGTGGCGTAGCACAATATATCACGTTCCGGCAGTTGACCAAGACGAATACATCACTGTGCACGACATGGCAACGGCACAGGACGATTTTGACAACAACGGCTTAGCAATACTTGACCCGACAGTCTGCGAAATATCCGAGGAATTAAACGGAGCATACGAGTTAACGCTAACACATCCAATTGACGGCACAGGAAAATGGAAACACTTGCTTGAACTGAACATTGTAAAAGTGAGAGGGCAACTGTTTAGGATATATAACAAGGCGACAAAACTGAACAGCGACGGCAGCAGAGAGCGAACCGTAAACGCCAGACATATCTTTTATGATCTTAACGGACGTTTACTGGAGGACTCCAGACCTACAGACAAAAACGGCCACGATTTTATCGACTACATCATGAATGATACGTTTGACAGTGATCCTGAGGGACATTACACAGCGTATGATTATACTTATACATCAGATATAGCGGAGACAGCAACGGCGTATTATCAGGGTGTTTCTCCGGTTGCTGCACTGATGGGTGAGGATAACTGTTTTATCAACAGACTGGGCGGCGAACTGCTGAGAGACAACTTTTATTTTAGTATAAATCAGAGACGTGAAAGCAGCAAAGATCACACAGAGACTATCACATACGGAATTGACATGTTAGAAGTAGAAGAAACAGTTGACTACACAGATCTATGCACATATTTGAAGTGTTGGGATAATTTCGGGAACGGATGGTTCGTGTCTTATGTACCTACGGTTAAGCTTGCACACGACATTTGTAAAGAAGTAAGATTTAACTATGAAGTATCTGATTTGGGGCAACTCATGAAAGATGGTCAATCGTACTTTAACGATATTTGTGTGCCTCACGTAAGTTATACAGTCGTGTTTGCTAATTTAAAAAATGTTGAATTGTACAAGGATTTTATTAACTTACAAAATTACAATATCGGAGATACTGCTAATATACACTGCGAAGAACTCGACATCACAACAAATCAAAAGATAATTAAAAAGACTGTTGACGCGATAAGCGGAGATACAATATCAATAGAGCTCGGAGGGAGCCGCAGTAGTTTAACGCGTAAAGACAAGTTTGGTCAAACGATAGCGAAGAACACGGCAGAGCACAAGGAAAACTTAGCACTTAAAGAAGAACTTAGAAAGACCAAGTTGAAGTTGATGAGGACATGGGGCGATGCAGACTATTTTACATGGAAAGAGGCAGAACAATTTACATTTGGAGAGGTGGAGACAGTATAAATGGCTATTACAGATTTTTTAAGTTTAGAAAAACCGGCAAAAGAAGACAGAATAAAAATTGACGTTCTGAACGGCAACACAGATGAAATTGACAAGCATTTTGAAAGAACAAGTATTGTATTGTCGGTAACAGGCAAAAATATAAGCGTATCTGCGACGGGCCCATATTACACAGTTACAAACAATAATGCAGGCACAGTGCAAGCGCTGCTGGAAGGAAACAGCATGCTACTTGACCCGGGCGAAACGTTTAAAATGAACAAGGATGCAACAGAGACATTTACGCTCGAGGTTACATGTGCATCTGATGTTACAGTTACATATTTTCAGCGTAACAAAGATTATGTTGACGGATCACTTACATCTAATCTTACAAACTACTATGACAAATCCGATTCAGACAGCATATTTTTAAAGACGTTAGACTTTGGGAATATGCGAAAAGAAAAAAGCGACTCAATATGTACCGTTGATTTACCTCTGAAATACAATGCCTTCGGAAATCCGGTTGAAGAATACCGCATTCACGGTGATACATCACAGCCGGCAACACCAACGCTTGCGTCCGCTGTCATCCCGATTGGGACAGGAGACCTTGTAACCGATAGCGAGTCCGAACATTACAACGAGTATGCTTTACCGATTATAAACAACAGCATCGCATATAACGTGTATCTTGCAACGCCACTCTACAGAGTAAACGATAAGAGTGATTACATTGACTATGCACGTCAAAAAGTAATCAGAAACGTCGGTATAATAACATACGACGGCAGCATCGACGAGGCGTGGGAAAACTATGAGTATAAAAACTATCGCATAGATTTAACTAATCTTGGCGGGGGCGATAATCCGGGTGTATCGTATGAAGTATTGTGTGACAAGTTACTTAAAACGTCAGAGGGCAATTTGGGCATCGTTGCAGAACGCATAGCAATATGTGGTGGTAAAGTGTGTGTGCATTTTAACAACGCATTAACTACAGTGTCAGAATTTAAAGCATACTTGCAGAGTAACCCGATAACGGTGTATTATCCGCTCGCAAGCGAAGTCACCGAAGACGTTATGCTCCCTGAATTACCGACGATTTCGGGCGAAAATCAGTTATATGTAAATACAACTGTTACACCGAAAAATGTTGTTGTTGGGGCGTTGATGCAGTATCTCACTAGAAAAGATATGAATGATACGTTCCCGGGACTGGATAATGTATATACCAAACTTGAAGTAAATAGCATGGTCAACAGCTTAAACGCTGAAGTGGTAACCAAAGCGGAGTCGGTAAACGACATTAATCAGATCAACGGAAATATATCATTAACGCTTGACGACGTGCCTGACGGCAGCAACAGGAAAATGGCAGGGCTAGCGACAGAAACGTATGTAAACAGTGCAATTGGTAATGTAAACAGTTTTAATGTATTAGTAGTACAATCGTTACCGACAGTCGATATACAACAGCACACGATTTATTTTGTACCTAAAGTGCAAAGTGACAGTGGTGACGTATATGACGAGTATATGTATATTAACAGCGCATGGGAACACATCGGAACATCAGAGGCCGATCTGTCAAACTATTATACAAAATCAGAGGTAAACACAGCAATAAGCAATAAGGCGGATAGCACGGTATTAACAACACATACAGGAAACGCAGATATACATGTAACAGCAGCAGATAAAACAGCGTGGAATCTAATGCCACTGTCAAAAGCTAGGTCATCCCCGGAAAACTCCCGTAGTTATCAAGATTTTGTTATACCGATTTTAAATATTGCGAGCACATATTCAAATGAGTTTTTCTATGGGCAGATTTATCTAAAACGAAATAACGGTGCTGGTCAACAAATGACGATAATAAATTTGATGTGTGGCAAGAACTACAATGAAGAAAAAGCCGTATATTACATAGACAGATCAGAGGTATGGACATCAGTTAAGCCATGTTCTTTTATGTATAATGGTAAAAAGATGTTTGGTATTCATGTAAAAATCACAGCATCAGATTATAACATCTTAAGAGTTGATGCAAGAACTACAACAGATTTTGACATCATTACACCAGTGTACATCTATAATAACAATACAAGTGCTGTTTTAAACGCTGAAATCTATAATAGTCTTAGTTTTTTTGATGGCTATAATATGCCAATGAATTTTTACGAAATTCCAAAGGTAATAAAATCTGATGGTACGTCAGCTAAATTGTTATCATTTTCTCCAGTTCCAGCTACATTAACATCAAGTGGTACGGTGGGAGATATTGCGTATGATACAAGTTATATGTACATATGCACAGCCACAAACACATGGAAAAAGATATCATTAGGAACAGAACACATAGATAATACTGATATTCACGTTACAGCGGCAGATAAGACGGCGTGGAATGGCAAAGTGTCATATACTGCTGTTCCTGCAAGTGCAACAGCAACAGGGACAAAAGGCGATATAGCTTACGATTCAGGATATATGTATGTATGTACAGATACAAACACGTGGAAACGAACGGCGTTGACGACGTGGTAAGGGGAATGAATATGAAAGAAAAATTATGTTTTATGCTTGGAGCTTTCGGAGCATGGATAGCCGGATTGTTTGGGGGGTGGAGCAGTGCTATGACAACATTGCTGTTATTCATGGCCGCTGATTATCTTACCGGGTTAATTGTTGCAGGAGTGTTTAAAAACTCTCCGAAAACGCCTACAGGGGCTTTACAGAGCAAGGCAGGATTAATCGGACTGATTAAAAAAGGCATGATATTGTTAGTTTTGTTGATAGCGAGCAGGCTGGATATGCTGCTTAATACAACCGTCATTAGAGACGGTACATGTATATCCTTCATATTAAATGAGTTGATATCAATAACAGAAAATGCGGGGTTGATGGGCGTGCCTATACCACCACCGATTAAACGAGCGATAGACGTTTTAAAGAGCAAAGAAGAACCGCAGCAAAAAGAAGATAGCGGCGAATCTGAGAACGTACATAAATTGTGAAAGGATTGATTTTATGAATAAAATTGAACAGACAGCGCTAAGTTACGTTGAAAAAAACAGATCTGAAATAGATAGCAGATATCCCTCTGTACGTGGAGGTGCATGGTGCGCAGCAACGGTATGCTGCATACTAAATGATTGTGGAATTGATGTATACAAGAGAATTTCCTGTACACAGATGGCTAACAAGTGGGCTACTGACCCAAACATGAAAAGAGTCGCACTTGATGAGGTTCAGAGCGGCGACATACTTTTTTTTGATTGGGACAGTACTGGCGATTGTGACCATATCGCAATAGTCGTTGATTATGACGGAAATGTCGCTACAGGGCTGTATTATGTAAACGGAAACGGTAATGACGTTAGCAAGGTAACAAAACAGTATATGACATACGGATCACTACAAAAAAATGTATGCAGGATATTTCGCTATGTCGGAGACTCCGAAAATAAACCCGATATTCCGGCGGAGCAAACAAACCGTGAAGGAAAAACAGTATCAATCACGCTGAATCAGGTAAGCGAAGGTGACGTCAACAAGTCGGTTAAGCTCTTACAGTCTTTATTGATGTCAGAGGGGTATAACTGTGGTTCTTGTGGAGCTGACGGAGACTTTGGGAAGGAAACAGACAGAGCAGTACGCAAATATCAGCTTGCAAATGGGCTTGATGTTGACGGCGTTGTCGGTCAGCAGACATGGAATAAATTATTATCATAATATTAAACCGCTCGGGCTTAGATGTTCGGGCGGTTATTCGTTTTTATGTACATAGTACAGATATGTTTTTGTGATATGTTACAAAATAATATTTATGTGAAAATAATTTGCATACTAGCATTGACATACTAGCATTTACATGCTATAATAAAGCCATGGAAGAAATACAAAAAACAAAAACTTTACGGAGGTAATTATTATGAAAGAATTAATGAAAAAAGCGTGGGCAATCTACAGAACACTTACAATAGGAACACATTTTGAAAAGCTTTCAGTTGCTCTCCGCAGAGTATGGAAAGAGGTAAAAGCTATGACAATGACATTAAAAAGAGATTTAGGCTACATTGGCAAAAGCGTTACAACAGGTGAAGTATACAGAAACGGTGAAGACAGATTGACAATAGTTAATTTCAGCATCAACGTTGCTGAAATTCAGGGCGGTACAGAAAAACAGACAGCATACGCAGAATCAATAAGAACAAGAAAAATCAATGATTTTTTTTGTGGTGTTTGTGAACAAATCAAAAAAGCCGGTGCACAAAACTCAATTGAAAATTTCAAGAAAAACGGTGTATCAGTCGAAACAGTCAACGATGTAATCAAATACACCGTTGAAACAAAAATGGCAAAATTAATTGCCGAAACATCCGCAAAGGCAATAATCGAAGCTTAATAATAAAACGAGCCGGGCAACGCCCCCAGCAAAACAGGAGTGATTTAAATATGAAATTTAGAGCTGAAATAATAGCTGCCAGTAACATGAACTGGCAGCTAGATGAATGGGATTCAGAAATATTTCCAGAAGATTTCAACGCGGCAAACGAAGACGATGCCGTTAAAATGGCTGAAGAATATCTCCGCAAAATTGACTTAAACCCTGATGATTATAAAATCAGGGTAAAAAAAGCCAATAGAGAATTTATGACATTTAAAGAAATAAGGCAGGCCAAAGACATGACACAGCAGCAATTGTCAAATGAATCTGGAATAAAAATTACTACAATTCAGAAACTTGAACGAGGGGAAAATGACATGAGCGGTGCAAAATTCAGCACCGTTCTGGCACTATATAGGGTGCTAGGTAGTGATGTGTTTATCGCTGCAGGAATGACAATTGAAATTTTTGAAAGCGCAGAGTTTGGCTCTGTAAGAACAGTAACAGTTAACAAGGAGGTGAAGTGATGGACTACACATGCATGACGTGTAGTCACCCAGCGTGCCAGTTCAAAGGTAAATCAGATCATTACTGTGGGAATTATATGATGTCAAAACCATATACATTAAAACTTGTTTTAGGAGGAACGGAAGGTGAACAGAGCGAGAAAGATTGGGTATGCGCTTGCAATGATAATCATGGTAATTGTAACGCTAGCACTAACAACAATGATAGTGCTACAAATCGTAGACATTAAGCAGCTTACCCTGAAGCAGGTCGGAGTTGCCGTTCTTGCAATGGCAGCTTGTGCCGCAGTTATGGGAGAAAGTAATGGAAAATAAAAAAATCCGCCAGTTGCAGCTGACGGAGAAAATTAAAAATATTTCAGTGCTATTATAGCACGAAAAATGCGCAAATGAAAAGCTCGACGAGACAATCGAATATCTAAGAAATTTAAGGGAGGAAATAAACAATGAACAGAACTGAGTTAGAGGAGATCATAAAAAGTTGCGACGTCAATATTGCAAAGCTTGAATTGGCAAAGGCGGAGGCAGCAAAGGAGCTTGAAAAGAAAGACGAGGTGCCAGAGTACTACAGCGTAGAGAACGGAAACGAAATGTATTTTGTAAATTACAACGGAGAAGTTTACAGCAATGGTTTTTTCCCAGAATACACAAAAGATAAAACAGCAAATAAAAGGCATAGAGCATTTAAAACAAAAAAAATCGCTGAACTTTTCGCTCAAAAAACTCAGGCAATCGCAGATCAGCTCTATTTCAAAGAACTGTATGATCCGGATTTTGTGCCGGATTGGAGTGATGGATGCGGATTAAAGTTTTATATTGTCTATAATAACAGCAGTTACCCAAAAACTTACTTTGTCGATAATTGTTGTGGTTGTGCTAGTGGTGAAACCGTATATTTTAGTTCTTATGAGATTGCAAAGAAATGTGCTGATTGGCTGAATAGCAGAAAGGAAAACAAATGATACTCTATGATCCCCAAACAAGAGATGAATGGCTAAAGTGTCGCTGTCGCGGAATCGGCGGCAGTGATGCCGGAGCGGTGCTTGGAGTCAATAAGTACAAAACAAATGTCGACTTGTGGGCAGAGAAAACCCACAAAAAACCGCATCCAGAAATCAAGAATAACAGTGCTGTAGAGTACGGGAAGAATGCTGAAAAGCTTATCAGAGAGTTGTACAAGCTCGATTATCCCGAAAATACAGTTGAGCATCACGAGTACAGGATGTACGCAAATGATGAACATAGATTCATCTATGCGACTTTGGATGGCGAAATTGTGAGGCCAGACGGAACAAAAGGCATCCTTGAAATTAAGACTTGTACAATCCAGAATCCGGGGCAGTGGAAAGAATGGGACGGTAGAATCCCTGACACATACTATGCTCAGATCCTGCATCAGTTATCAGCGACAGGGTGGGATTTTGCAATCCTCAGGGCTTATATACGCTATTTTAAGGGGGGTGAACTTAAAACAATAATAAGAGACTATGAAATAAGCAGAGAGGCCGTAACAGATGATATAGAGGCCTTGACGGCGAAAGAGATAGCTTTTTGGAAACATGTTGAAGATAAAACAGAGCCGGCATTGATTTTGCCGGAGATTTAAGGAGGATAAATTACATGGAATTTATAATGAAAACTGATTTGAAGCAGATGCCCGATAAGATAGAATTCAACTACGAGGAAATGAAAGCGGAGTTTAGCAAGAAACTCGTACACTATAACACGCTTGTGGTTACCGAAGACAGCATCAGGGATGCTAAAGCAGACAAAGCAGCACTCAACAAGCTTAAGGAAGCTATTGAAACAAGGCGTAAAGAAATCAAGAAAACCTACCTTTTACCATACGAAAACCTTGAAAAGCAATGTAAAGAACTTGTTGCAATGATAGATGCACCGGTTAAGTCAATTGACGGACAGATCGCAGTGTTTGATCAGAAGCTGCAGGATGAAAAGTGGAAGCAGATATCGGAATATTATGCAGTGGAAGCAAAAGAACTTATTACGGTTGCACCGCTCGAAAAAATCATTTCACCCAAGTGGAAGAATAAAACTGAATCTATTGAGAATATCTGCAACGGCATAGGCGATACGCTTGAAAGAATAAGAACGGATCTTGAAACTATAGAAAATCTGAAATCAGAGTTTGAGCACCAGATAGTTGATGCGTATCTGAAAGACTACAATCTTTCAAGAGCGTTACAGGAACAGAAACGCTTAGAGGAGCAGAAAAGACAGATTGAAGCGATGGAAGCTAAGAAAGCCGCACAACAGCAGACGGTAATTAAGAGTGCGCCACAGCCAACAGCTCCTCCGGTTGTAGAAACTCCAGCAGCGTCTGAACCGCCAACGCATTCTGAACCGTTATATTCCGCAACATTCAAAGTCAGTGGAACAAAAGCACAGCTTCAGGCCCTGGCGGCGTTTATGAAAAAATACAATATCAATTATGAGGTGATTAAATGACAGTTAATAATACAATAGCACCCGCAGCGCCCGCATCAGCAGCAGGCACAGAACTTAAATACACATATAAAGTGGGGGAAAATGATGTTACTCTCACGCCGGTAACAGTAAAGAAATTCCTTGTCTCAGGTAGAAGTGAACTCGTAACCGCTCAGGAAGTTGTAATGTTTATCAGCCTCTGCAAATATCAACATCTCAATCCATTCCTCAGAGAAGCTTATCTGATTAAGTATTCAGAGAGCGATCCTGCACAGATGGTTGTTGGTAAGACTGCATTCGAAGCAAGAGCAGACAGAGATGATCGTTATCAGGGATATAAAGCCGGGATCGTAGTCTTAAAGCCAGGCGACGTAATTGAGTACCGACAAGGAACGCTTGTGTTGCCGAACGAACAGCTTGTAGG